ATTAACAAAATGTTGTGAAAGTTAAAATTTTTTATTATGTTTGCACCAGAAGTTTAGAAAGTTATGGTAGAGGTTATTATATCGTTTGTTGTTGGTGTTGCTTTAGGAGCTTTCGTTGTCAGAAAGTTTTTTCCCAAAGTTGTTATAGACGTAAGAACCGTTGAAAGGTTTATTGAAGTTCCAGTAAGTAAGAAAAAGAATGTTTAAGAGCGGTTTATTGTTAGCTTTAGGTCTAATGTGTGGCTTTGCTATTTGGAATCTTATTTGTGAATTTTTAATTTGGATTATTGATTTATTTATAAAGAAATGAGTTGGTTTACTGAAAGTAATAGGTGGAAACACTTTGTACTTGCAATATTGGCAGCAACGTTTGGTACAATGCTTTTTGCTACTGGTTGTGGTACAGGAATGGAATTTAAAGATTGCCATCACGATCCAGAGAATGCAGGAAAACCTATTTGGAGATGGAGTTGGAAAAATTGGGATTGGCTTGATTGGTTAGCAACGTTCCTTGGTGGACTTGTAGGACAAGCAATACAGTTATTCGTAATTTATTTAATTTTTATATACAATGGCTAAGATAAAGAGTGATGTTGATTGGCAGGCTGACTATGATGCTGATACTATGGCTCGCTATCAGGAGATAATGAGTGATACGAAACGTAGAAATGCTGCTATGAAAGCTGCAAGAAATAAGGCGAAAGACTTGCAGAAAAGCTTGGATAACATGAACAGTGTTATTAGAAAGAAAAAGTAAATTGGTTAGGGACTGTAGCTCAAGTAGTCAGAGCAGCTGAGAAATCTTGGTGTGTTGGAAGTGCAAGTCTTCCCAGTCCTACAAAATTGCCGGGAGGTAATGGTTGGTTGTGGTTTTTTGACATAGTTTTGTGGTTTAGTTTGAAAGGATGCCTTCTTAGTATAAAGGCTATTATAATTGATTTGTAATCAATAGATATTGGTTCGATTCCGATAGAAGGCTCTTTGGATTGTTAGCTCAGTTGGTTTGCGTAAGCTCAGAGCAGTACACTTTTAATGTACGGGTCATAGGTTCGAGTCCTATACAATCCACAAGGGAATATAGCTCAGTAGGTTAGAGCAATTGACTGTTAATCAATGGGTCGTAAGTTCGAGTCTTTCTATTCCCGCTGAAATAAATGGAAGAGTGTTATGGTTAAATATGAAGTTTTTCCTACTATTAGGGATTTAGTAAAGTTCTGTCATGAAAAAGAACTTACTAAGAAAAACATAATCACTGTTATGTTTAATACACAATATATATTGGTTTATGAGTAAACAAGAAAATATAGATAAAAATTCTTCTTACAATGATGAACCTCTATACTATTGTAAGGATTGTCTTTCTTTGGGAATAAAAGAGGGAGAATTTGGAGATCATTGTATTCATTGTGGTTCAACAAATGTTGGTGTTACAACACTTTTAGGTTATCACATGCTTAAATTCAGAACTACAGGAATTGGTTTGGAAGGATTAACCGATACAAAGTAGAAAAAAAATTAAATCTATATAGATATGGAAGAGAATAAGGTGAGTCAGGAGAATGTTGAGAACGTTACTCTTGAAAGTTTAAAGGAAGAAAACAAGCAGTTCAGGGCTTATATTACCACACTGCATCAGAAGATTAATCAGATGGAAGAGGCTCTGGTTGAGAAGAGGCTTGGAGTATTCTTCAAAGTTCTTGAAAATTCGGTACATTTCAATGAAGACTTTGTTGATTTCTGTGCAAAGGAAATTGAAAGTATCTTTAAGATTGACATGAAGAAAGATGGAGAATAAAGTTAATAAGATGGTAGAGGTTCCTTGTACTTCAGAGAACTTCTACCGCTTATGGCTTTCTTTCATGATTCCTTTTCATAAATTTACTCCACAAGTTATAATGATTGCTGGAGAATTGCTTAAACATAGGCAAAGACTCAGCAAAGTTATATCGGATGAAAGGATTCTTTCAAAGGTACTTCTTGGTGCAGAAGTAAGAAATGAAATTTTAAAAGCTTGTAATTGTACTTTATCTACATTTAGAGTTACTATAAACAAGTTGAAAAAGGCAAAATTCCTTGTTGATGGGAGAATAGAACCAAGATTTATACCAAATATAGGAGACAGTAAAACATTTAACGTTATGCTGGCTTTTAGATTGAAAGATGAAACAGAGTGATATTTATGATAAAGTAGCTTTTGATTTTGGTCTAAAACCAAGTCAAGTGGAGAAAGCTTATAAGCACTATTGGAAAATAATCAGAAATTGGGTAAGGAATTTTCCAGATGATAAAGATATTTCTCAAGAAGAATATGAGAAGTTGAAACTTAATATCACCGTTACACATTTGGGAAAATTTTATGCACCTTATTATTCATATAAAAAGAGAATAGAAGATGAAAAAATTAAAGAAGATAAGACCGCTGCTAAATCACGTTATCACCACAGCAGATAGGTATGAAGGTATTCAGCTTAAAGATGGACTTGTAGATGCATCTAAGGAAGATGGTGAAATTATGGAATTCCAAAGAGTTGTAGCTATTGGACCTAATGCATATCAAGGATTGAATGTTGGAGACTATGTTATTATCAATCCACAAAGATATATGGTTCCTGAACATTCTCTTAGACATAATTCTGTAATGGAGAAAAGTAAGGATGAGGTCAATATGGTTGTTGCGTGGCCAGTTATCAATGTAAACGATGAGGAACTTCTGTTTATTACAGATTCAGATATTGAAGTTATAGTTGATGAATGGGAAGAAGTACCAGAAATAATTTCTTAAAATGAAGCTTCTTAAATATGAAAATTACCAAGTAACTCCTTCCGAGGAGTTATTCTTGGTTAAAGCGTTCAGGGTTTTATATGAGAAAGATACAAGCGAAACAAAGGATACTTTTATGGATCAATTAAGTTTTATCTTTTTTGTATATGACCCAAGAAGTAGTTATGCAGATATCTTTGATGAATCTGAAAGAATTGACAGAGTTATCGTAGAGGAAGGTCTTTCAAAAAAGTTTAAAAATCCTTCAAAAGAACTTACAAAAGCTATTGAAAGGTATAAAGAACTTACTGTTACAACTTCACAGAAACTTCTTGACAGTATGAGAAAAGCTGTTGCAAGGCTTGGTGAGTTTATGGAGAATTTTAACCCTTATGATGCAGAAGATGGTCTTAAACAAGCTCAAGCAGCAAAACAATTAAGTGGTATTACAAACGATGTTCCTGTACTTGCAAAGAAACTTATGGAAACTGAAAAGCTTGTTGAATCAGAAATTGTTGAGAAGACCAGAATGAGGGGTGGTGAAGAACAAGCTCATGCTTTTGAAGGAGGATTATAATGGAATTGCAAAAGATTTGGGATTGGTTTCAAGATTATGTCAAATATAATAATATTGACTGGGAAGGTAGTTTAAGAATAGACCAACAAAAACTTTCTTTTGGCGGTTTAGTGCAATTGAATGTAGGTCTTTGGAAAAGAGATAAAGAAAGTGGTAAATACAAAGAACAAATTGTTTTTATAGTTAAAGGTAAAGAAGATACTGTGTGGAATGATGCTGTTAGGATACTCTTTAACCGTTGTTTGGATATAGTAAGAAATGGAATTCAATAAATATCAATCTACACTTGAACAATTACAATTAGATAGTCTTCCTGATGAGGTTCGGGAAGACTTCTATGAATGTTTAAATATACCTTTTATCAAGTGGATGATTTCACCGGATAGACCAAGAGCAAAAGATTTGGAACGCGATGATAAAGGTAGGATTATAGTTGATATAGTTCATCCCCACATTCTTGAGGATATGGATTATTTCAGACCCACAGCAATACATTTTCAGAAAACTGGAAGATTTACAGATTTAAAACCTAATAGTAATCCTAATAGTGCTTTTGGTAAATGGATTCTTGAAGAAGCGAGAAGATGTAGAGAAGGTTATGTGCGAGAAAGTGATGGAGAGTGGGTCACAGGAAATATGTATTTCTTCATGAACTATTTTCCAATAGCACAAACAAAAACTATTGCTGGTAGCAAAAAAGGTAAACGTATAGTTGATTTTCCGGAAATGTGGGATGGTATTTATTTAAGATTTCATTATATAGAACAAGCCCAACATGGAGGAAAATATGATTGGCGAGGTGGTAGAAACGGTAGTGAAGTATCAAGCCGTGGAAAATCCAAGAGCTATACGATGGCTTCTATTCTTACAAAATATTTCTTTCTTGGTGAATCTGAGGAAATCAAAAATGCTGTAAAAGTTTTAGCTATTGCTTATTCAAGTGAATATCTTATAAAAGATGGCATTTTGAATAAGTTTCAAAGTTGTTTGGATTTTCTTGCAGACAATACACAATTTCCTCATATAATGCTTAAAAACTCATTACAAGAAATGTCTTGGGTAATGGGTTGGAAAGATATAAACAATATAAGACACGGAACACTTAATGAAGTTACTGGAGTTGCGGTTAAAGACGATGTTGGTAAAATTAGAGGTAAACGTCAAAATTTTATTGTACTTGAAGAGTTTGGTAACTTTAAAAACGTTAGAGAACTTTATAATCTTCTAATTCCTTCACTTACAGAAGGTGATTATTCTTTCGGTACTTTGTACGCAATTGGCACCTCCGGTGACAATGAGTCAAACTTCCAACAAACTATAGAGCTTATATACAATCCTGAAGGATATAGAATGTATGCTTTGCCTAATGTTTGGGATAAACCGGGAGAAGGCAGAAAAATGATTACATTCTTTTTTCCTGAATACGTAGATCGTAAGGGGTATTATGATGAAAATGGTAATTCTAACGTTACTGGAGCACTTGTAGAAATACTTTATGATAGATATAGAATTAAATATAACACTACTGATATAAACAGTATTGTAAGAAATATTGCTGAAAGACCTATTACACCTACAGAAGCTTTAATGAGGTCAAAAGGTAATAAGTTTCCTGTTAATGACCTTAATCAAAGACTTGCACAACTTGATGCAAACAGTAAAGAGTGGGATGATGTTTATGTTGGTGAATTGTATATAGATGGTAATGGAGAAGTTCAATTTAAACCTACAAACGATTCACCTATCAGACAATATCCTATAGATAACAATATGACAGCTGGAGCACTTGAAATTTTTGCTATGCCTGAAAAAGATAGTAGAGGTAAAGTATTTAGTAACAGATACATAGGTGGTCTGGACCCGATAGATTTTGACCAGACAACTTCTTCAACATCGCTTTATTCTACATTTATTTTTGACTTGTTTACAGATACAATAGTAGCAGAATATACAGGGCGAAAAGAGTACGCTGATGAAAATTATGAAGTTTCAAGACTTTTATGTTTGTTTTATAATGCCACATTACTTTATGAAAACAATCTTAAAGGTACTTTTGCTTATTTTTCAAGAATGTCAAGTCTTTCTTTACTTGCCGATACTCCTGAATATCTTGTATCAAAACTCAATTACAAAATTGGTGGTATAGGAAATCAAGCAAAAGGTATAAGAGCTATTCAATCTGTAAACAGTTATGCAGACGATTTGATAAGGGAATGGTTAATACAACCAGAAACTGTTGTTGTTAAAGATGAAAACGGAGAAGATGTTGAAATAACAAGAAGACATTTATATTCTTTAAGAAATAGAGCATTACTACAAGAAATGATACAGTATAATCCTTATGGAAACTTTGATAGAATAAGAAGTTTAGGTATGGTTATGTTATATAGGGAAGCTTTTAGAATATTATACAACGGTGATGTAAGGCATGATGATACAGATTATGTTGATAAATCTATGGACCCGTTCTTTTTAAAGAATTTTGGTTTTGTTCAAACTAATTAACTTTGAACGTAAAAATGTAAAATAAATAATTTAACTTGTTGTTAACAAATAAAATTATTTATATTTTTGTTTCGTATATTGAAAAATAGAAGATTATGCTTTTTGAAAGCAGTAATATAGAGAGTAATTTTCCAGAACAAAAACTTTCTTGGAGAAAGAAAACTCAAAAGTGGGCTGCACAATGTGTAGCTTATGGTGCAGATAGAGATATTTTTAAGTCTTCTGTGTTAAGAAGAAGCGTTTATCATAAACAAATCAATTATGATTTGATGAATGGAAAGCTTCACATGGAAGATTTAGTAGCTGTAGTCAATCCTGCTCAATTACAGGCTGATTATATGCCTACAAGTATTC